TAAATCAGATAAGATCCGACGATGGCGGTACTGTATCAGGGCGAATCAGTATGAATAACCCCAACTTACAACAGATACCAGCCCGTGATCCTGAGCTCGGTCCGATGATTCGCTCGCTGTTTCTACCTGAAGAAGGCGAAAAGTGGTGTAGTTTAGACTACTCGCAACAAGAACCACGGATCTTGGTGCATTATGCTAACGCTTACGGCAGATCATTAGGTAACGAACTCAAATCAGTTAACGAATTTGTTCAAGGCTACGTTACAAATCCCGATATGGACTTCCATACAATGGTTGCAGAGATGGCAAAGATACCACGAAAGCAAGCCAAGACTATCAATTTAGGCCTAATTTACGGTATGGGCGTCAATAAACTGTCCGATCAGCTCGATATAGGCGTCGATGAAGCCAAAGATCTTATCAAACAGTACCATGAGCGCGTACCATTCGTTAAGTTTTTGATGAATGGCGTGATGAATAAGCTAAACGGGCGCGAAAGTTCAGGGTCAATACGCTCTATTTTGGGTAGGAAATGCAGATTTGACCTATGGGAGCCTGATAGTTTTGCTATGAATAAGGCTTTACCATACAAAGAAGCTGTAAATGAGTACGGTCCAACCACAAGATTGAAGCGAGCGTACACATACAAGGCGCTGAACCGGCTGATACAAGCCTCAGCGGCTGATATGACCAAACAAGCTATGGTCAACATACACGAAAAAGGTATCATTCCGTTGATACAGATACATGATGAGGTAGCTTTTTCATCAAACAGCCAAGAAAAAATAAAAATGGTTGCAAATATTATGGAAAGTGCCGTACCATTAAGTGTCCCTAGTAAGGTGGACATAGAAGTGGGGCCTTCGTGGGGCGAAACTAAAAGTAGTTCCTCCTTAGAAGCACCCCCAGTAACTCGCATTGGGGGTGCTGATGAGTGAAGAGAGATTTGAAGACTGTCCAATAGCCGTAAATGAAAGAGATTACGAACGTCATATACCGGTTCCATACTATAATTTTTATGTAAACGCCTTAAATTCACACAAACGAAGTGAAATTATTAGTCCAAACGGCGTAGACGCCGAATATGGCGCTTACCGCAAAAGAAAAAAGGCTCAAGAATAACCTTGAGCCTTTGTGATGTGTGTAGGAACTAAAATTTTACGAAATAAATCCTTAATATACAAGCTTTTTCTTGAAATATCATATAAAATCGCATAATATCCTACAAAAGGAGATAATTATGGATACAACCAAGTGGAAAAGTGTTCTTGTACCGATAGATGTTTACGAAAAGATCAAGCAATCTGCTAAAAAAGAAGGCCGGACAATAGGCGGCCAGCTCAGATACATCTATTCACAGTATAAATCTGAAGAGCAGCAGAGAGTTGAAGAGTTCGTTGAAGCTAATATGAAGCGAATCAACCAAGTTTCTAAGTGATACGCTCTTTATTTTGCATGATACTCGATACCTGAACACCCAAATTATATAAAGCGTCTGCCATGGGCCCGTCAGATGCCTTTTTACCCCTACTAGATACAAATATTTCCACCGCCTCGTTAGTTTCTGGGTGGTATGATACGCTAACGGCTAGTCCTTCTCCAACGTCAGTCGTGATGCACGGTCTTCTGTTTGGTAAATCCATTTGCCTCCTCCTTTTTTTATCGGTCTATGGTTGATTCTGTGACATTTACAGGTCGATGCGTATTTTTTTCCGCCACAAGTACAACATATTGTCACTGGTCTACCCCTAAATGTTTGATTGGTCATAACTAACAACTATAAATAACTTTTTTTATAATAACAGTCTTGACTTTTATTTTTTTTTAAAAGTGTGTTACAATAAATTATGGACCCGTTGACAATTACCGCAGCTATGAGCGTGGCTAATAGCGCTTTTAATGCAATCAAGCAAGGATTTGCCGCAGCTAAAGATATTGAATCAATGGCTTCAGACGTCGGACGTTGGATGGGAGCTGTGTCTGATATAGATAATGCTGAAAAGCAAGCCAAGAATCCTCCCCTGTTTGGCAAATTGTTTAAGGCCGGTTCTATCGAAGAGGCAGCTCTCGCAGCCTACGCAGCAAAGAAAAAGTTGGAAGAGCAGCGCTACGAGCTCAAAATCTTTCTTAACATGACTTACGGGCCACAAGCCTACGATGATTTGCTCAAAATGGAAGGGCAGATTAGAAAACAACGGCAAGAAACCATTTATAAACAACAACAGCTCAGACGTCAGATAGGAGAGGCAATTACTTGGTTTGTCGTGGTCGCCATAGTCGGTGGTTTTGCCGTGTTGGTAGCTAGTATCTGGGTTAAAAAAGCAAAAGCGGATGGCTATACCTTTACGCCCCGTGCTTATACTAAACAACAATTACAAAATCAGGGTAAGATTGATAAGAAAAAATACACAACCTGTCGTCTGAAAAAGCGAATCACTTCACGGTACACGAATAAAAAAGCGTGTATCTATCAAGGTGGCAACAAAACGTATGAACTGATGATCGAATCATGGTGCCCCAAGAAGTATAAGTGCATCTATAATCCAAATGGAGAAGAGCCTGACATAGATCAGGTCATGGAAAGTTTGAGAAGTATCGGTAAAAAATAAAGTTTGACAGCGTATATAAATATATGCGATAACAAATCTAAGAGTAAGTACCCTTTTCATTTGCTCTTATCCTATATAAATGTGATAAAGCTCCGAGTTTCGTGTCCTCCATGTTTCCTCGGAGCTTTTTTTGTTGACAAGCGTATAAGATAAATCTTATAACTGTATATGTGGAGTGTTTAGCTCGTTCAGGACTGTGGTAGATCTCAGTATTTATCTTAGTGACGTAACCTCAAGACGCTCCACACCAAACTTATATAGGAGAAAAAGATGACTAATAAAAAAGAACAATGGGAAATAGAGCGAGATAAAGAGATCGCAGAGAAACAAAAAGCTATGGGAGCTATGACTGTCGGACAGCTGCAAGCGGTTCACGATGCTTACAACGCTATAAACACGGCTATGATTAGTATAAGAGATATCAATGATCTTATGCTGTCTGATATTAAAGATCTTGATGAAGCTTGTTATAAGTTATTTGATGAATTTAATATGAGGGGCAGTGATGGCTAGAGGATATGATAAATTATATATGGATATTACTCTTGAGTTTTTAGGCAACATGGCTTCTGAAAAAAAGAAACAAGTGGAATGTGAACCTAATGAACCAATGTGGAAAGAAGAATTAACTCAGCTAGAAAGAACTATTGGCCTAGTTGAAATGGAAAAGGAGTCGATTGAAGATGGAAAATAGATATTACGTTAAACTTTATTGGTCTCACACGGGTAATCTGTCTAAACAAGAAGTTAGTTTTATGATAGAAGCCGACAGTAAAGACCAAATAAAACAAATGGTAGATCCAAAACACGAAATTTTAGAAATCACTAGGGTCTAATGACTGAACAAAACAAAACGCACGCGGTTATGTCCCAACGGCACGAGGATCAGGATAGTCTTGATTACTTTCCTACCCCGCCTTGGGCAACCCGTGCTTTGTTTGAACATATATTAAAGCCAAATTTTATTTACCCCCAACAACCCAAAGATGACTTTGTTAAATATACTTGCCTAGAACCAGCGTGCGGAGCTGGACATATGGCCAAGGTCCTCGAAGAATATTTCCCTGAAGTTATGTCATGTGACATAGCTGATTATGGACAAGATCATATAGCAGACTTTCTATCTAGGGACGTCAACGAAGAATACGATTTTATTATTACTAACCCGCCGTTCAACCTAGCTGAAGAATTTGTACTCAAGGCCTTACCCTTGGCTAAAGAATCTACGGCTATCTTTGCTCGGACACAATTCATAGAAAGCGTAGGTCGATATGAAAGACTATTTAAACAAAACCCGCCAACAATTATCGCTCAATTTACAGAACGAGTTCCAATCATTAAAGGTCGTCTGTCAGCAAATGCTTCAACGGCTACAAGCTATGCTTGGTTCATCTGGGAAAGCTCTCAAAGACATGTCCCAAAATTTAAAACTGAAGTTCAATGGATCCCACCAACAAGAACCAAACTTGAACGAGAGGCCGACTATGAAGAAAGTGTGGCAACTCCACATCCTCGACCCACGCGTCACGCCTCGCAAGGAAACCTTTTTGACTGAAGTACAGCGATTAATTAGAAAAAAATTCAAAAACAATAGTCTTTAGTTACAAAAGTTACTTTCCCTTATATATAGAGCTGAAAATAAAAAAAATATTTTTTACTAAATATAGGCGTAACTGGTGTAACTTATGTAACTTTCTTCTGTAACCCTTATATACCAACAGTTTTACTGGTTACATAATTGGTTACACTTGTGTTTTCAAATATGTAACTTTCTTAAATCAATTTTGGCCTTAATGGGCCTCAAAAAGTTTTTTGTAAAAAAATAATTTCTGGTGTATATATAGAGATATGAATAATTTGAAGCCTATTAAAAAAGGTCGGGGAAGGCCTAAAGTAGATATTCATAGTAAGCTAACTAGAAAACAAGAGCTGTTTGTAAAAGAACTGGTTAGCAACGATGGAACAATAACCATGAGGGAAGCTGCGATTAATGCGGGTTTCCCAGTTTCTTCTGCTCACACTCGTGCATATGAAATGACTAATCCTGAGATATGTCCACATGTTTGTAGGGCAATTCAAATTTATCGAGATGAGTTAGATGAAAAATATGGTGTTACATACAAAAGACATTTACGAGATCTACAAAGAATAAGAGATGTTGCATTAGAAAATGGTGCATATTCGGCGGCTGTGCAAGCTGAGTTCAGACGAGGTCAGGCAAATGGTAATATCTACATCAATAAATCTGAAATCCGTCATGGTACTATTGATAGTATGTCTAAGGATGAAGTGTTGAAAGCTCTCAAAGAAATAAAGGATTCATATGAACCGAGATACGCTGAAGAAGCTATTGACCACGAGGCCACCAGTTCAGCCGAAGAAGGAAAGCGGGTTCTTCCAAGAAATTAAAAAAGCTGTCGGCCGACTACCCAAAGACATTTTGTTAACTAGAATAGAAAACTGGATGACACTTGGTATTCCTGATCTATTAATCTGTGATGATAAAAACCAATTTCATTTTGTAGAGCTGAAAGTAACTAGTGGTAATGTCGTTAGACTATCTTCATTACAGATCGCTTGGCTTACTAGACACAGCCGAGCTTCTGTATGGGTTCTTGTTAGATCACAAGACACAATGTATTTGTATGCGGGTAGTCAGGCAGTAGACCTGAGAATAAAAGGTTTGAAACTCAAACCTATCTTCAAAACAGAACACCCTTTTGACTGGCCAAAAACTTTTTCCTTGATCTTTGATAAATAATATATAAGATAAATCCTATAACACATATTTATAGGAGAAATGTTATGATTAAAACTGAAGACAAACATTGTTATACACCTGTCAAAGAAGAAGGACAGAGAGGTATATATAGAGTTGCAAAAGTAACTTGGAACCAAGGAGGCTATCAGCCGTTAGGTAAAGCCAATCCAAATGATCCGCACGAACTTGATAAGTTTGTAGGTTCTTGGGGACATTGCAGACAAGTTTGCGATAACTTCAATAAGCACATCAATGTCAGCCTTGAGCAAGAGAACCAAATGGTTTGGCGTTCAATGGAGGTGCAGAATGGTTAAAGCATATTTTAATACGAACAAGCATAGCGAATGGGTAGCTACGTTTGATACAGAGGAGACATACGATGTGTGTTGGCCTCATTTAGAAAAATTGGCTAAAAAACATAGAATGTTTCTTGTTGATTCTGTAATAGAAAATAAAAAGGAACAATTTTATGAATGGCTAAACGAATGTCCCGTTGATTGGAATAGAGACAATACAGACGATGACGGAGACGATGAAATCCAAGTCATTGGTTTTACAGTTCCAAAGGAGGACAAAAATGAACAGAGTTAAAATTATATTTGATTGGGACGATCCAAGATGGAATTATGTTAGGGGTGCTTTTCCAAAAACCATAGGCGAGGCATATGAGTGTTGGAACCATATTTCTTGTGGCCTAGCTGAGGAAAGTTTGTGGGAAGACGGAGAACTTTCTTTGAAAGAGAGAAACCGAAAGGAAAGAGAAATCTTACAAGATGCCAAGCTTTTGTTTACTCGTTTCAAATGTCCAAAAGATATAGCGGACAGTTCTGATTATGATCTTTCAAAGTTTGTGGAGGGTTAGATGCACCATACTTTTTTAAAAGATAATGTTCATATGAACATACCAAAAAAATATACTGAAAGTTTTGAAGAACTAATCGGGGATCTTAACGATGTTCTGAAAAATCAATATGGTATTACACTTTGTTATGACAAAAACGATGAACATATGGATCATTCAACAAAACCAAATGAAGATTGTTTTTCAGGGTTTGCCTTTTTGTACGACAAGCACGAGAAAGAAAGTATTTACCCAAGAACAATACAAGCGATTCTCGATGTAAAAGACTATTTAAAAATATCTGAAGTAGATGGTTGGGTTGACTTAAAAAAACAGCTCGATGAACTGCATCAAAAAGTATCTGACGAAAAGGAGGACTTTGATAATGACTAATCCATTCATAGACGATTATGAAAAAATGAAAGACTTCTTTCAATTAACTAAGGAGGACTGGTTAAAACATTATTCTTATATGACTGAGGCCGAATATGTTGCTACTGAAAACAAAGTAGCTCAATGGGGTCTTAGATTAGAGGATATAAATGAAACCTTAAATCCTGAAACAGTAAAAAATGCTATGGCTTGGTATGAATTAAAAGGTATCAGCTGTAGAAACCAAATAGATGACGACATTGAAGTTTTAGTTAGAACTTCAACTATGAGTACAGACGCTTGGGTACAAGTTAGTCGTCAGGAAATAGAACACCGAGCGGAATTATATGAAGAGGAGTAAATATGTTTTTTCTATTTGATTGGATAGGCAAACTTTTATACGGCGAAGACTATGACAAGTATAAAAAAAGACCACCAAAAACAATTAAGCGTAGACGCTGACAAAGAGGCCGTGATTGACACGGCCTTTTTTATTTAGTACAAATATGGGATAAATCACATATATAGGAGAAACTAATGCAAAAGATATATCCATCTAATTGGCGTTATATAGTTTGGGTAGGCGGTGTTGATGACCACTACAAAAATTATAAGGACGCCAAACGAGCTTTTGATGATTGGGAAGACAAAGGCTATGATGATGTAGTAATAGAAATCATAGAGGAGGACACTAATGTTTCTAAATAAAGACCAACTTAAACACTTAGATAAAAATGGGTGGAGGCCTTTAAACACCAAAGACGGAACGGCTTGGTTTGGAGGTAAATCACATTTTAAACTTATAGACTATATTGAAGATCCTGAGAAAGACGATAGATCACTCGAAGATATAGACTTTTTAGTTATTGCATATTCAAAAAAAGAGGAGGACTAAAATGAAACTTTCACCATTGCAAAAACAAGACTTAAAAACTTTAGAGGGTAGAGATCTAATGTATTTTTTACTTGATATGTATGAGCATAGTTATATTGACGGCGATAATATAACAGCTTTTTTAGACGATAATTTATCTGACAACGAGGTTAGACTTTTTATAGAGGAGGCTACTGATGATTAAGTTAGTAAAAAAATCAACTGCGAAAAAAACCACAAATTGTGCAGTAACATATAGAGCGGGTGGAGCTGACAAATTTGCAACTTGCCCAATCGATTGTAATTTAAAACCTGACACTTCAGCGGGTGCAACTGAAATAGATTATAGCTATCTTGATG